GCAGATGCCTCACTACCAGCACAGGTGCTGGCCCGAGCTTCAGAAGTTCATCAACGATGTGCTGCCTGACCCTGAGGTCCGGACCTACTTCCTCGCCTATCTCTCCACTTCCTTGTCGGGTGCGAACGAGGCACAGAAGTTCCACATCCTGACGGGCACAGGCTCCAACGGCAAGTCGATGTTGATGAACCTGATGACTCAGGCGATGGGCGACTATGCGACCAAGGCGTCTGTGACCATGCTGACTCAGGGGCGTGGCAAGACAGGATCTGCGAATCCCGACCTGGTCCGCCTGAAGGGCCGCCGCTTCGCGACGATGTCCGAGCCAGACGAGGGTGCGGCGATCAACACCGGCTACATGAAGGAGCTTGCCTCATCGGAGCGCGTTGTCGGACGTGACCTCTATGCTGGCTCTAAGCAGATGGTGGAGTTCGATATGCAAACCCGCTTCAACTTCTCTTGCAACGACAAGCCGGTCATCAACACACAGGATGGCGGCACGTGGCGCCGACTGGTTGTGATTGACTTCCCAACCAAGTTCGTGGCAGCCCCGAAGCTTCCCAACGAGAAGCCGATGGACGAGTCGATCCAGCACAAGGTCGTATCAGACGAGTGGGCCACCTGCTTCCTCTCGTATCTGGTTCATCTGTATCGTGAGGGTGGCGGTCATCGCAAGCTGGTGCCGCCTGGTAAGGTGATGGCGTACACGAGCGACTACAAGGATGATAATGACGCGATCGCCAAGTTCATCCGTGAGTTTGTGCATCCGCTGGAGATGATTGATGGAGTGCTCGGTGGTGTTCAGCCCGAGCCGGTTACGAAGGTTGCGTTGACGATGAAGTTTCAGGAGTGGAAGCGCGCGAACGACCTATTCGGTGCAAAGGGCGCGACTGCGAAGGATCTTGAGAAGCGGCTAGCGGCTACTTACGGCGCTTACCCCCGTAGCGGGTGGACTTCCTTCCGTTTCGGCGATTCCGCTTAGTCTTGCGACGACCAGCTGTCTTGGCCGCAAACGGATTAAGCGAACTGGCCCACGAAGACCATGTGCGAGCAGGTGCGGGAGGTGCTGAAGGTGCGGGTGTTTCAGGTGCCTGCATTACTACAACTACCTATTTTTTACTCCATTCCCTGGCCACCGTGGCGCTTGGCGCCGATGCGGGAGAGGACATACGTGCGCAGCAGGCTGACGGTGAACACCACCAGCACGAAGCTCACGATGAGGTTGATGAGGTCCGTGACGACCTGGCCAACCTTCAGCTCAGCCGAGCCAACCTTCACCGTGAAGCCAGAGACACCCTTGCCGGCGGCCGCGGCCGGCGCCAGGATAGGCGTCAGGATGCCCTCAGACAGGGAGGTGAAAAACTTGGACACGACGCTTCCAAGGTAGAACGCAGCAGTCAGGATGATGATATCACGGGTATCGAGCATTTGTTGAATGTAATAGATTCTTTTTACAGGCGGTAGAAACAATGGACACTCGTTTCTGGGGACCGAGTGGGTGGCAATTGTTCCACCTTGTTGCGTTCAAGGCAAAACACCCAGACGATGTGCTGAATCAGATGAAGGATGTGTTGCCCTGTAAGTTCTGTCGCGCATCTACGACCGAGTTCGTGCAGAAACACCCCCTGCGTGGCGACCCGGGCAAGTGGCTCTACGACATTCACAACATGGTCAACAACAAGTTGCGCACACAGTGTGCTGAGGATAAGACCGTTGTGAACCCTGGTCCCGACCCCACCTTTGACGAGATCAAGATGAGGTATGACATGATGATGCCCCACAATGTACCAGGACGTGACTTCTTGTTCACGATTGCAGCCAACTATCCCGAGGTCCCCGAGCAGGAGCAAATGGCTGTCCAGCGGTCGTTCATCCACGCCCTTGCGAAGGCGTATCCATTTGAGGAGCTGCGAGTGATCTTTGCGGACTACTTGAAGAGCAACGAGGTGAAGCTGTCGTCGCGAGCCGAGTATATGAGGTGGATGTACGGGCTCCTCAAGCGCATGTCTAAAAAAACGAAATCAAAAATTCCAACCTATAAAGGGTATGTCCAGCATGTCAACCACTACCGAAGTGGGTGTTCCAAAGGAACCTATCGTGGTGTTACCTGCCGCAAAATGGCAGGCGGCGGCTATGCTAAACAACGTGATCATAAACGAACACGACGAGTGTCTCATCGACAGCTCCTCTAAACAGGCTCGTGAACCTACGAGCTTGTGTATGAGAGTGTATATGACTGGATTTGGAATTGTTGCTGTACTGTTTATCAGAGCTATGTTTGGCTAACTTACATGCCAAAGAGCCCCTTGCTCTTGCGGCGGCGCGTCTTCTTCGCCGGAGCAGACGCCGACTTCTTGTAGGTCTTCTTGGCCTCCAGGATGACCTGCTTCAGACCCTGACCCTTCTTGTAGGTGCCATTTGACTTCATCCGCTTCATCGTCTCCTTAACATGAGAAAGCCACTTATTCGCCATTTTTGTTTACACGCGAGGAATAAATCCAACCTGACCCCCTGGGGCAGCAAAGAGATTCCACTGGCATCCTGACGCGTAGATGTCGTCGTGCGCATCAGACCTCTTGAATCCAGCATCAGGTGCTACCAAAACTAGGTTGTTCTCGGTGAACTCTGCGAGCTCCTCGGGTTCACGGGAGTGAATCGCCTGGAGGTAGTTGAGTCGGCGCAACTCGCTTCCTCCCCAAGACAGATTTATGAGTGGCTCTAGGTTCGTGCCCCTGACTTCAGGACCCGATACAAGAATAAGCTTATTGCTCAGACGGTCAAGAGACATCAGAGCAATTGATTGCGAATCGGGTGTCAGTAGATGCTTGTGCACGGTCGTCTTCAGGGACTCAGCCATGCGATTCAGTACGAAGCTAGACTCCGTATGGGGCACGATGGAGAGGATGAAGGGGTCGTTGTTAGGGAATGCCTGGTTGAGGATCTTAACGCAGACCGACTCAAAGGATACGGCGTTCGTGTCGTCACGGCGCTCAGGGTGGAAGATGACCACAGGCTCATCCTGCTCATTTCCGTAGACATGGAGCTCCATGAGACGGACACCGCGACCCAGTGCGTCTGAGGGATTCTCGTAGACACTACCGGGCACATAGTAGTCACAGAGGCGCTTGTAGGATACCTTAGGGGGCTCCTTGATCTCGCCCATCACCATGTAGACAATTGCCGCAAGAAGGAGTAAAATGAGGACGGCCTCCATATTGTCTTTCATTGTTCTTATTTTTCAGGCATGTCAAACAGCAGATCGCGAAAGGCGTTCATCTCATCGTCAGGGATTGTCACATCCATTGAGATGTCCAGCAAACACGCATAGTGGAAGTATAGGCAATACATTCCACACTCTGAATCCTTGCGTTGATGTCTCACACGATTGTAAGACAGTTCCATCGGCTGCTTATGCATCCCCGTCGCATCCCACTGTGCCTTCCAGCGCTTCATCAACTCCTGGATCTCGGGTTCTGGGGTGTGGGCGTACGAGTCAAAGTAGGTCATCCGCGGATACTCGAGCTCAGGACGGATATCGCAGAACGCCGCAATCCAATGTTGACCGGGACCATCGGACGTATCTGTATTGAACACGATACCAATACGGTGTTTGCCCTTCTTTGCTAAGGCAGTGAGCTTCAGCGAGCAGAGGGCCGACACGACGCACTCCCCGAACTCTGACTTCTTGCCAAAGTCGATCGGGACACATCCGACAAAGTGGTAGTCCTCAAACAGGGTCTGATACTGCTTCTCTACCTTGTCAATGTCATCTGAGCTCAGCCACTCTGTCCTCTTCTTACCCCATGACTCAGGGGCCTTCGGACGCTTCATCATGGCCGAGACGATACAAGACGGTGTCCCCGATGTGCATTTGGCATGGAGGCGCTTGCGAATCTCTGCCCATGTGGTGTTGGAGGCTCCCTTGCCGATGGGGCGCTCGTGCGGATGTTCCTTGTTATAGACTGTGCGGAGACGGTCAATCTCGGCTGCTCCGAGCATTATTAAAAAGGAATATTTTACACCGTCACCGATGTGAAGCATGGATGAGTTCAAGTCTACACTTCGTCAACTAAAGGGACTCTTTAAGGAAGGCGTTTCGGCAAACACGAGACTCCATACAGAGCTACTGTATGAGAAGCACCGAGCGGATCAATATACAGCATACTACGAGAGACTACGAGCAGAGAATGCCTTTCTACTTCAGCATGTGCGGACCTGTGGATTGTGTGGAGAAGTTGGCCACGATAGGCGTAAGTGCGAAAAACGAAATCACCCGTATGTAAGGTAAGGAGAGCACAATGGATACCCTTACACCCATCCTCGCACGATATGTCAACGTCTCCAAAAAGCTAACTGAGATCAACAGCAACGCATCTGAACTGCGTGACACAAAGAGGACGCTTGAGCTAGACCTTGCGGCTGCGTATGCGTCTACGACACTGCCCGACAAGATTGAGCTGAAGGAGTCCAAGATGATGTTTGTGGTAAAGCGACCAAACCAGTGGAAAAAGGGTTGGTCGCTCTCCAAGAAGACGCTTGAGTATTACCTCAACGATATACTGCCTGCGCCGGTAGGAAAGGAGGTTATGTTAGAGATTATCCGTCGTCACGAGAAGACACTGGTTGAGGACGACTACGGGTTTGAGCTCAGAGGCTCTGGATCCGACTGAGTCATGGTGGACAGGTTCTCGTTGGACGGCGACTTCAGCATCTTAAACTGCCGATAACGGGCTAGATAATAATACAAGCTGCACGCAGCTACAAACCCAATACATGCGAGGACTGCAATGACTACTTCGCTCATTATGACTTATTTTCCGTTTGCTTGTAAACCGGCTTGTGCCTGAGCTCTGCTCGTATGCTATCAAGAATCTTTGCAAGTTCATCGAGTTCCTTTTGTGCTGTCAAGACGCTTTCTAGGGGTAAGAATCCACGCTGAAGTCTCGTCACTGCACTCGTCAACGACTGATGTGTCTGAACCGCACGAAACGCCAGCGTTGATATGTTTCTCACCATCAACGTATGAGTATCACCGAGAAAATATCTTTAAACCCCGTCGTCGTCGCGGGAGATAAAGTACTGACGGAGCTTTTCCTCCACCTTTTTGTCGGTTAGGACCCACACTCCATCCTTATCCTCCAAGATGTGACGCACATCGCGGATTCCGTCCAGAATCTTGTGGCGGTCTACGTACTGACGGTTCTTATTGGAC